AACTTAGTACTAGAGGCTTGCATTGAACCTGAGAACACTATTCTTAAGAACGCAGGGCAGGTGCATGAGGAAACCTTTTTAGATAGGTTATTCCCGCCGAAGCAAACGGAACAGCAAGAATACGGGTATGGTTTTGATGCAAAGGAATACGAAACAAAAGTAGACTTAATTGCGCGAGGAATCATAGACCCTGCAAAAGTATTAGACAGATGCTTAAGAAACGCATCTACAAATGCAATTACACTGCTCAAGACAGATTTCTTGATATTTGACAAGTAAGTTTTAATTATGGCTCAGTGGTCTAAGTACGATTCCCAAATAGGAAAAGCGTTAAACAAAAACCCAGACATTAATAATCAGAAGTTGGCTGAGAAGTTGTTGGGCTTGAAAAGAAAAAGTAACGGAGATTCAGTAGACTTGCTGAGAACATACATCGCTAGGCACAGAAAAAAGTTAAAACGTAAACAATCCCCAGCTAAGGTTCTTATTTTTGACCTTGAGACAGCGCCAAACAAAGGTTACTTTTGGGGGCTTTGGGAGCAGAACATTCAGACAAGTTTTGTAATTGAAAATTGGTTTCTTCTTTCTTGGAGTGCTAAGTGGTTGTTTGAAGATGAGATATTCAGTTCTAGGCTTACGGTTAAAGAACTTCGGGAAGGAAACGATAAAAGAATTATTCAAACCCTTTGGGGTATGCTCGAAGAGGCAGATGTGGTAATCGCGCATAACCTGAATAAGTTCGATAAAAAAAGAGCGCAAACAAGGTTTATGATGAACGGACTTCAACCGCCATCCTCTTACCTTCAAATAGATACATTACAACACGCTAGAAAATCATTTTCGTTCCCGTCTAACAGGCTAGATGCTCTCGGGGAATACCTCGGGGTTGGAAGGAAGATGGATACACCTAAAGGTCTTTGGATGGATATTATGCAATGCACTGAAGTAAAGCATTACAAGTCCAAGAAGGCAGCAAAGAAAGCTGATGAGTCTTTAGATATAATGGTTGCCTATTGTAATCAAGACGTTCTTCTTTTAGAAGATGTTTATATGGAAATCAGGGGATATGTGAAACCCCATCCAAATATCGGTCTGTTCTCGCACGAAGAAGGTATGATATGCCCTACTTGTGGTAGCACCGACTTAAAGCTAGTTGGAGAGTACCATACAACAGCCAATTCTTACGATGAGTACAGATGTGAGCATGGTCATACATCTAGGGCTAGAAAAGCAAACACATCCATTAAGAACAACAAAGGGATAATGTCAAGTATCCCAAGGTAGTCAACATTACATCATAACACCTTAGTTCTACGTATTTTTGCACAAATCGTGTATTAATGCCCAAAGGTAAAAACGACAATTCAAAAAAGAAGTTAGGAGCTTTTCCAAATCCATTAGCTAAACCATCAGAAAAAGCCAAAGAAGACTACGGTAAGGCGATGGCTTCTGCCATGTGGTCAAGAGCTAGAAGTGATGGGTGGAGTTCTTATGCTTCCACGCGCAAAAGAATCGTGGAGGCTCGGGAGTGGGTTCGCGGGACTCAAAGCATATCTAACCTTAAAGACCTTGTTAATACAGGCGGCGGTACATCATACGCTCCTTTTAACTTCAACGTTTCCAACCCAATACCAAACCTTTCCAAATCTTTCATCAACAGCGTAACTGGTCGTAACTATGATGTGGTGGCTGAAAGCCTTGACAAAACATCTAAGGGTAAGCTTGACGAGGAGATGAACAAAAAGAAGTTCAAGGTCGCTGCAAAGAAATACAAGAAAGAACTACAGGACCTCGGGATTGATGCTGTCAACCCAATGGAGGAAGACTCTATCCCAGATACCTTTGAAGATGTAGAATTAGACTTTGAGTTAAACTACAAGACAGAGTTTGAGGAGTTTGTAGAGACGGGTATCAACTTCGTGTTTAACAACAACAACATTGAAGAGAAGAAAAGCAACATCGCAGAAGACGCTATTACCATTGGTAGGCTAGGCTTAAGAGTCGGCTTTGACCATAACCGAGACCCATTCTTACGTTGGGTGGATTGGAAGAACGTCATCCATAGTAACTGCAAGAATAAAGACTTTAGCGATTGGTCTTACTTCGGCGAGGTGATAGAGATGTCTATAGCAGAGCTTCAGATGTCATCAGCTAACAAGTTCACAGACAAAGAGATATTTGATATTGCAAAAAGATACGCAGGACCAGATTACGGAAACAGAATTTGGGGGTATGGTGCGTACTACGGACAACAAGGCGGTTTTGGGTTTGACGATGTTCAAGACTTTAAGATTCCTGTTATGGACTTTATGTTCAAGACAGTAGACGACCAAAGGTATCTTATAAAAAAGAATAACAAAGGTGGAATTTTCCGCCCGAGAAAAGTAGATGACAATTACGAGTTACCACCCAACACAACTAAGAAGCAACTTAAGAGTGTAGGCTTAGAGGTAATCTACCAAGGGTATTGGATTGTTGACTCAGAGCATATCTTCAACTATGGTTTGATGGAGAATATGGTTCGCCCGAGAAAAGACGGAATCTATAGCACTAAAGTAGTATGTCCTTACGTTGCTTACGCGGTGGATATGCTAGACTCTAAGGTGAAGTCTAAAGTAGAACAAATGATTCCCCTAGCGGAGTTTATGATGCTTATAGACCTAAAGCTACAACAGATGGTAGGACTCACGCGCCCCACAGGGGTTGCTGTTGATGTTTGGTCTATGGCTAACCTTAAATCTGTCTCAGGAGCTGCGGGAGAAGAAATGGACTTAGGAGATGCCTTGGAGATGTACAACCAACTCGGTACGTACTTCTACGCATCCCAAAGAGAGCATGGTGGGTTTGTGAACCAAAAGCCAATCGAACAGCTAGACAACGGACTTCCAGCATCTACTATGATGATGATTGAGATGTACCGAAACGCTCAAGAAAGACTTTATCAAATAAGCGGTTTTAACCCTACGGTTGACGGAACCTCTATGGATAAGAACGCTCTTGTTGGTGTAGAGAAGATGCGTGTTGATATGCACAACAATGCCATCCGTCACCTTACCGATGCTTACACAAACGTAATTTCTCGTGCCGCTCAAGTTACTGGGTTGTTCATTCAGGATGCCCTTGAGTTTCATAAGAAGTCAGAGGGTTACGACATGGCTATTGGGTTTGAAAGGGCTTTCTCTTTGAAAGAGATGGCGGGGTACAACTACGCTGAACTTGGTATTACCATTAAGTACAAGCCTAATGACGATGAGAAGGCTTACTTCGAGCGAAACTTAGAACGGGCGATTCAGGGTAGTCAAATAGATATTAGTATTGCAACTCGCGCACGAAGAGTAGCAGACACGTCTATTAAAGCTGCAGAGAAATACTTAGAAAGAGCAGTAGAGAAGTACGCACAACAACAGCAACAATTCGCAATCGAAAGAGGTCAAGCTAACGCACAAGCACAAGCACAAGCTGCGGCAATCGCAGAGGAAGAAAGGCGTAAGACACTTCAACTAGAATATCAGCTAAAGGCTCAGAATGTTCAACTAGAGTATCAGTTGAAACAAGGAGAGTCACAACTTGACCACATTGAGGATATGGCTAAGATTGAACTCAAGGCTGAAAAAGATTCTGAGTTGATTGAGACAGCTGCTGATATGGATAATAAGTCAGATGACGGAAGACCTAATAAACCTACAGACAGGGCGCAGGTAAAAGGTCGTGACGTAATGCCTAGAGTAATACCTCAACCATCAGATAACGCTATTGTAAGGGCGAAAACCTAAGATATTTACCCTCGTTATTAAAGTTCTAAACGTGAGCAATGAGTAAGAAACTCGGTAAGGCTCATCTTATATAAATATGCTATTCTAAAAAGAAGGTAAACTGAGGGAGGTTGCTTCCCTGTTTCTACTGAGGCTAACGTCTGCCTTGTGATTCCTAGTAGGTCAGCCATTTCTAGCTGTGTTAGCTCTCGTGATTTCCTGAGATTACGCATCCCGTTTTTAAGTCGTTTAGTTGTTTGATTCCAAGAGGTTTGAAAGTGTTTAGATTCTTCGTCTATAAAGTCCATGTAGGGAATAGGTTTACATTCAGTACGATAAGCAATGCGTATTTTTGCAAAACTAATAAATTTTAGTCACATAAGTCAATTTTAATTCAATTACTATGGAAGAAGGTCAAATAGGTTTAGAAGATATTGGTAAAGCCGTAGCTGAAAAAAGCGGGGCTATTTCCGAAGAAACAACGGAAGCTAAATCAGAGCCGACAGAAGCGAAAGCTGAAGAAACAAAAGAAAAGGTAGCAGAGTCTTCTGCCACCGAAGAGCAAAGTTCTTTGAAAAGTGAAACGGATGCTGTGTTAGATTCTCCTGAGAAATCAGCAGAAGAAACAAAGCAACCAACAGAAACCACTGCTGATTGGAATGAGCAATACGCAAAACTCGCGGAGCAAAACGGATACGTTAAGTCCCAAGAGGAAGATGAGTTCATTTCAAGAATTAAGCAGTTACGTTCTGAAGGAGTAGATGTTGAGAACCCTGACTTTTGGGCGGAGAAAACTGTTGATTATTCAGCATTCGACCCTAAAGACCCAAAGCAAGCTCAAGAACTAATCCAAAAAGAACTAAAGATAAAGCGTCCAGACTATAATAGTTTGGATGTTCAAGACCACCTCGAAGAGTCATATCCTGAACTCTATGAGTCGTTCAAAAAAACTGAAGATGACTTCGACACAGATGCGGAGTACGAATCAGCAAAAGAAAAATGGAACGCCAAAGTAGAGAGAGCAAAACGGAGATTGACTCGGGATGCGAATGGTGCTATTGCTACGTTAAAGGAACGTCAGGATAAATTCGGACTTCCAAGCTCTAAAGAAACACAAGAGCAGCGTGAACAGCGAGAAGCACAACAAGCGGCAGCAGTCCAAGCTTATAATAACTATGCTGATAAAAAGGTAAAGTCATTTGAAAAGCTAGGAGTTGAAGTAGAAGGCGTAGGTCATTTTGAGGTTGAGGTAGATGATTCAACTCGTTCTAATGTTCTCAAGACTATGACGAACATGAACGACCACTGGAACAAATACTTATCCGAAAATCCCAACGACCCTCTTAGCGATGATATCACAACAGATTTAGCGTGGGCATCGAAAGAGTTTAGGGAAAAAGCACTCAATGTAATTGTTGAACAAGCGATTGCAAAGAGTCAAACTGAGATTATTGATGCTCAAAAGAATCAGAAAGCTCCGAACGCACAAAGCTCAGAGTCGAAAGAGACTATTGACATTATGAGGCAGATTGGAACACAAGTTATCAAAAACTCCCATTGATGAGGAAAATCGCGGGAGGATACTAAGGGTTTCATTCTGTCAATTATTAACGTAGAATAAATAAACAACAAACGACATGGGATATAATGTAACCCCTTCAGCCGTTCGTACGACTACCAATAGAAACTACGTCAACTCTCAGGCTATTTCAAGCTCTATTACAAACTTGAACTTGGAGAAGCCTATTGTTGACCCGAACTTAGTTCGTGGTTTCCGCGGTCTGTTGACAACCTTTGTATCAAGCATGGGTGCTATGAATGGTGTAGACAACCCTTGGTACTCTCACGTAGAGAAAGATTGGATTCGTGAAATCGTAAAACCTTCAGCTTCCGTAGCTGCTGGTTCTACAGCGGGTGCTTCAGTAAATATTAGCGCTGCTTCTGGATACGTTCAGAACATCTCTAACTCTGCTGCTCCTGAATACTTCGAGTCTTCTACAAGCGCAGCTTACGTTCCTGCGGTAGGTGATATTCTTGTAGTTCCAAACGGCGCAAGTCCTGTACAGGTTCTTGTTACTGCTGTTTCTGCAGCGCAGTTTACCATCTTCCCACTTCTTTCTGGTGATACAATTCCAGCGGTAGGAACATCAACAGAGATTGTACGTATTGGAACAGCCTTCCCAGAAGGTAGCTCTGCTGCTGCACCTCGCGCTTCTCGCATCAGTGGATATGAGAACAACCTTCAGTCTTTCCGAGACGCTTTCAAAGTAACTGGTTCAGCTTCGGCTTCATGTACTTGGTTAGAGAATCTTGGTGAAAGTGGAAATGGTTATGCATGGTACTTGGAAGGTATCCGAGATACTGTAGACAACCACCAAACTGACTGTGAGGTAACAATGCTTGTTGGTGAGAAAGCCACAAACACTACTCTTGCCGCTGTAGCTGGTCAAGGTACAACTACCACAACAGAAGGTTTGACTCCATTTGTAGAGTCTAATGGTCAGCGTGAAGATTACGCTAGTGCCATCGACTTGGGAGACATCGCTGATATGTCTAAGGCTCTTTGGAAGTACCAAGGTGCTAAGGAAAACTACTTGTGGGTTGGACACGGTTTGTCTGTATCCATTGATGATTTACTTCGTACTTCAAGCGGTTTGACCTCTGGTGGTATTATGTACGCTAACATCAGTGAGGACAAAGCGGCTAACCTTAACTTTAAGTCATTCACTTATGGTAACGTAACTTACCACAAGAATGTACTTGAGGCTTATACTCAGCCGAACTTGTTGAACGCAACAGGATTACAGTATGACATTCAAGGTCTTGTAATTCCAGCCGACAACGTGAACGCACCTAAAGACGGACTCAGAGGACAAACTGAATCTGTTCCTTCTCTACGAATTAACTACCTAGAACGTGAAGACGCGGTTAACGGTTATAAGGAGTGGGCAACTGGAGCAGCTATTTTGGATACTCCTACTGATGACGAAGATGCGATGACCATTCATATGCTTTCACAAAAAGGCTTTGAAGGATTCGCTGGACACCGATTCGGGCAGTTCTATACCTAGAATTATATTGAAGGCAACGTGTGGGGATGGCGACTTGTTCATCCCTGCGCAACCTTCGATAACATAAGATTACATATTTAAATTTTAATACAAATCAATAATGCAAACAGCAGAATTAAACAAGGGTGCTATCTTTGTAGTCAAAGAAAGACCTAACAGGACCTCCACTACTCTCGGGGGAAAATACGGGGCTAAAGGCAACGTAAACACAACTCAACTCGGAATCAAAGCATATGCGACTATCGTAAAAGATGGCGTCTACAAGCAAATCGCTTACGACCCTATTCTTTCCTCTCGCTTTGGTATCTACACAGAAAATTGGGAAATGTCTAATGATGAGATTGATAAGAGATTATCAAACTTAAAGAAAATCGTTTTTAATGGCGGTATCATGTGGACAAGACCTGAAGAGAAAGCTCTTAGAGATTACTTAAGAGAATATATGAAGCGTCCTAACGCCACTCAATCCTTTTACGAGGTTAACCCTGCTAAGACGGCAGAAGAGGAAATGGCTCGGGATATGCTCGAAACAAAAGCAAAACAACTTGTTTATAGCGGAAGCGAGAACGATATCATTAACTACGCTATGGCGCTAGGGATTAAGACAAACGAAGACTCTCAACTAGGAGGTCATCGTCGTCCGTTCAAGTCTGTTCAGTGGGATTTATTGAAATTTGCGGAGGAAGACCCAGAAGGTTTCCTTAATGGATGGCAAGACCCCGCAACAGAAAAGCAAGTACAAGTACGCAAAGCACTACAGAAAGGTGTTATTACGTATGACCAAACACGCAACTCTATTAATTGGAGAAGCAACGGAAACATTATCGCTACCGCTCCTGCTGGCGCATCCCCTGTGGAACACTTTGCAGCTAACGTAGACCATGATGAGCAATACTTCAAGTCTTATCAAGCTATGGTAGGAATGATGGAGGAGGAATCTCCTAATATGACTATTGAAGAGGCTAGAGATTCTATTCAAGACATGGGTGCTGACATCGCAGATGATATGAGCATTGGTACTTTGGTGGAGTTTGCTCTTAACCAAGAGGTAATTGAGACTCGCGCCCCTAAGAATAAAAAGGGAGGCGTAGGATACTTCGTAGACGGAGAAAAGGTTTGTCGTCTCTCTAAGAAAGACCTTTTAGATTTGGTAGAGGTAGATGGAGACTTGCAAGATAAGTTGAGAAAACTTATTGTGGTTAGCTAAAGTTTCCTTATATTTGACATCAGTCATTGTTAATCATTTTTTTACTTTAAGCCCTGTTAGGAGACTAGCGGGGCTTTTTGTTGCCTTACACTATTTCAGGGTGAGTGTTTGTATCTTTGCAATACTAAGAAATTCGCACACGAAAAATGGCAACTACAACCAACGAAATTAATTTCATAACGTCCTTTGATTGGAACTCTAAGACCCTTTCAGTATCGGACGCTTCTGATTACACGGGAACGAACCTATCTAATATAGACCCCATCTCTGATATGCGGGGCTTAATTAAGGTCGTTGACCCTAATGGTAGCACAGCGTATAATAATACGTCTACGGGCTCCCCAGACATCACAGCGGCAGCACAAACTATCGCCTCTTTTAACGCCACAACAAACATCTTCACCATTACGGCGCATGGGTATGAGACTGGACAACCCGTGGCTTATGATAGTCTTGCGGGAACAGATATCACGGGGTTAACAGATAGAGCTAACTACTTTATAATCAAAGTAGACGCTGATAGATTCGGGTTAGCAACAACTTACGATAACGCAATATCTGCAATTGCTGTAGATGTATCAGGTTCTCTTGTTGGGACGCAAGTATTTGTTTCTAAGAACTCTAGCATCACAATCAACCTACCTACTAACTCAGATGGTACACCCGTAACAGGCTCTTACCTTGTTACCCTTACGATGTTTGATTCGGGTTCTACGAGTACTCAGTACGATAGAGTTCAGTATGTTAATCTTGACTACTCACGCCCGACGTTATCATTTGATATCTCGCACAGCGTTATAACTCCAATCTTTTTCAAGTCTATTATTGAAAACTCTTTTTCTGTCGGCGGTGTTACCCCAACGACTACTTACTCTCACATTTTGTATAACCCACCATCAATCGGCGGGAATACAACGGGAGCAGCAGCGACACTAAACACCAACGTATTCTACACAGGTGCTTGTCAAGTAGTAGGAACAGCAACAAATACATGGCAGTTCTCTAACGCTTTCTACTCAGACGATACAACAGCCAACACAATCCGTTGGACTCTTACTGATGTAGTAACAGGAACAGAGGCGTACACTGTAGATGGAACGAACTCTATCTCCGACTACTACCCTTGCATGAAGTCCTTGTTTGATAGGATGGAGGCAAAAAGAACTACTAATCGCGGGGGTTATGACCGATTAAAGGCTGACTTTGAATTGGCTTCTTCTAACTACCAAATGCTAGAGGCAGCACTCAACTCAGATTACTCAACAGATGTTAATACTTATGCTCTTGAGATTCAAAGGCTAACTGGCTGCTCACCAACAACCGCTTCTACGCAAGTATTTGGAATTGGGACTACAAGCGAGATTACCAGAAAGTATGTAGACACTATAACTGGGACAACGTATACTCCGCTAGACGCTAACTCAAACGCAGCATTAGTAGGCTATAGCACTGAAGATATATTTGTTTTCATCGACTCAGAATTTTCTGATGGCGCTGCAGCAACAACCAACACGTTAAACTCAAGCACAGGGGTTATCACGTTTGGAGCTTCATTAATTTCCGCCACAGTAACCGTGTACATCAACAAGCCTTAATCTTAGATGTCTATATTTGCTAACATAAACGAGGTCTATCAACAGGTCTTCAAAATCGCAAACAAGTCACAAAAAGGAGGATATTTAGACTCCACGACTTTCAACCGATACGCAAGGTTGGCGGAAAGCGATTGGAAGAACGATGCCTACTTAAAGTATGATAGTGGACAAAAGAATTGGGACGACATCTCAGCTTTTAGAAAGACTCCAAGCCTCATCTCTTTAGATGGTGCGGGATATGCTAGATACCCTTATGACTATTGGCACGCTAGTAGGGTTCAACTTCCTTTCGCTCAGAACGGTGCAGTGGTTCCTGTTACGGGTGTTGGTGATAACGAACTTGCAGAACTTCTTCAGTCCGAGCTTACACCTATTGACTCAGAGCATCCTGTTATCATTTATTACGATGACAAGTTTCGAGTTCTTCCTGTTGGTCTTAATAACGTAGAGTTTAGCTACTTACGCAGAACGCCTGTACCTTATTGGAACTATACGGTATCAAGTAGCCGAAAGGTCTTTGCGGGAACAGGAGGAGCGGTGGTAAACGATAACATGGGAACATCCTTTGCGAGTAACGACGTAGATACAGGCGGTAATCAAATAACATTAGCAGGACACCCCTTTAAGACGGGGGATGTAGCTTTCTACACATCTAATGACAACACTACTGTTGGCGGGTTAAACGAGAACCAACAAGTTTACATTATAAGAGTAAGTTCTTCAGTTATAGCTTTAGCCTCTAATTACACGGACGCCATTGGCGGGGTAAGGATAGGTCTTACATCAACTCCCACAGGAGAAACGCATTACCTAGCAAACTTCCCTGATATTCTCAGCGGAGACAGCACAGACTTTTTAGTACCCGACTTTGCAACAGATGATTTGGTGTACAGAATTTGTGTTTATCTAGGAATATACCTTAGAGACGCAGAGGTTGTTCAAGCCTCAGAAGCAAGTAAAAACACCAGCAACGGATAAAAGGAATGTCAACGAAAAGGCTTTTAGCAGAACAAGTACAGAAAATACTAACGCCTCGCGTCACTACGGATGCAAAGATAGACATTCGTGAGTGTGAGTTGGCGGTATCGCAAGTGAGGGATAACATTGCTTACACCTTTCTTACTGCGGCAGCTTACCAAGATGAGTTAGACCTTTTCGGTGGTTTTGTTTCTTCTCCTGACGAGTACACGATTCAAAAAGGTGATGACGGAAATTACTTTATTCAGCTTACCTCAACACCTTTAGACCTCCCAAAGAACATGGGCGTCTACGCTGTGTACGGAAAAGAGGATATGTCCACTCAGTACCTTCCTGTTGGAATAAACTTCACAGCAATGTTCAAGGAAAGTGAGGCTCGGGATAACGAAGGCAACCCTGCTTTTGCTCTTCACGCGGATAAGTTAATCTTTCATGGAGATGTGACGGAGGGAACAGGGCTATATGTGGTGATGGTTAAAAGCGGTTTTGATATTCCTTCGCGAGGATTCTTTCCGATTCCACCAAGCTACGAAAGGGAAGTTGTAAGAGGGGCGTTAGAGATGCTTGCCCCTGAGAAGCAAATACCAGAAGATTTAATTAACGACGGAATAGACAACTAAGATGGCACTCAGCGCAAATAAAAGTTTAGAGCAAGTAGTAAAAGACTACATGATTGAGCGTGGGTTTGAGTCTCTTCACGGGTTCAGCCGATACCTAAACATGGCTATCCAAGGATTAAAGATATTGGAGCGTGACGTTTCCTCGCAAGTACAGAAGTGTGAACTTTCAGTTTCTAGCGCACTCACCGCAGACCTTCCAAGTAACTGTGTAAAGACACTAGGTTTTGCTATACTAAAGAACAACACCTTCTACCCTCTTACTCACAGCTTCGACCAAGCGCCTGTAGGAACCGACTCGAACGGAGATGATGTTGTTAGTGATAACGAAGATAGTAATGCCGTTACAGGCATCGGAGTGGGCTTCTACACGACAACTACCACTAACCTTCACGGAGAGTTTATAGGTAGGATGTACGGGCTCTCGGGCAGACAAAACGGAACGTACTCAATAAACCAAGCACAGAACAGAGTAGAGTTCAACAGAAACTTCAGCACTAAGAACCCTGTGTACGTATTCTTCATTGGCAACCCCGATAAAATAGATGGTAAATACAGAGTAAACGAAATCAACGTAGAAGCTATTAAGGCTTACATCCATTGGGCTGATATGCGGTACAAGAGAAGCGGAAGCATGGGCGCAAAGGAACAGGCTAAGATGGATTGGTGTAACGCTAAGATTAAAGCAATCGCCGACCACTCAAGCAAACGAAGAACAGATTGGGAAGATATTATCCGCAAGAACTTCAAAATGCTAAAATTCTAAGATGGCTACCGCAGAGGAAGTAAAAACATTTAGCGGTGGGATGAATAAAGACGACGACCCGCGTTTTTTACCAGATGGTGACTATACTGATGCGCTTAATCTTACCTCAAAGGTCGTAGATGGTACGTCTGGAATTTTAACATCTCAAGTTGGAAATACGGAGATATGGACATACCTTGGCGTAGACGTTTCATTTAATTCATCTAGCGTAAATACAACAACAGACGTTTTTACAACAGCAAGCACGACTTCCTTGATTGATGGCCTAGCTGTTAGGCTTTTAACATTTACATCATCAACAGCCGCCACTACCCAAAACTCAGTTTATTTTATTGGTAGTATTGTTTCTAATACGTCTTTTAAGCTTTACCCAACGCAATCAGATGCCTTAGCATCGACAAATGCTATAGATATTTCAGTTGATTATGGCGCTCTTAATTGGGAGGTTTGTTATGCCTTACCCGTTGGTACTAATACGGTAATTGGGGCGCATGAAGACATTAGAAATAGCAGCGTTTATTACTTCATCCACAATAGTAATGATAATCATGTTGTTTTAAAATATAACTCGCTTGAGAATGTAGCTAGACTAATCCTTCAAGACAACTCTTGGAATCAGCCATTCTCTCAATGGTATAGCCTTTATCAAAGCAGTTCTTGGGGGTCAGGTACTACTTATGATATGCTTGATATTGTGGAACATAATGGTAGTTACTATGTGAGCTTGCAAGATTCAAACTTAGGTGTAGACCCCGAGGGCGCTGATACAACAACCACTGCGGCAAACACAACCCCTGTTTATACTGAATTGTACTGGAAGAAGTTGGATAATTACCTTAACTTTCCATCAGCCACAATAAGTATAACTGGTATCGAGACGTTTGAGTATGATGGAGACACGTTCCTTTCTTGGACTGACGGCTCTAATGAACCCAAAATGGTTAATGTGGATAGGGCTATGGCTTATGGTGCGGCTAATAGATATGCACCAATGGAGCCTGAGTACACAAATCTGTACGCAAATACCCCGCAGTACATCGTAAAGTCTGCTTATCAAAACGATTCTGATGTCGATGGTAATACTGTTGGGCGGAAGATGTTTCAGTTCAGGTATCGTTGGAGATACAGAAACGGGGAAGTCTCGGCAATGTCTCCGATTTCAAAAGTACCACTACCTACCAACAACGTAGCTTCTGGGCAGATAACAGCAGAGAACAATAAGATAAGATTAAAGATACCTGTAAGGGATAATTACAACAACGCTTCCACTAACACAGGTTGGGCAAGTGAGGTTGAGTCTGTTGAGGTGTTCTATAGGGATAATGGAACTAATAATACTGGTAGTTGGTATAACGCCACAACCCTTAAAATAGATGACGCTACGATAAGGTCGCAAGAGGACTTTGCTATAAGTGCAGTTGACACAGGAACGGAGCTAATAACAATAGGAACTGATAGGTTGGCTGTTGGTGACCCCGTTCAGTACAACTCTTCAGGAACAGATATTACAGGGCTTACTTCTGGAACTGTGTATTATGTAACGCTTCCAAGTGGTAACGATGTTTCATTAGCAATATCTATTAGAAACGCATTAAATAGTACAGCAATAAATTTAACTGGTGCGGGTTCTGGAACGCAAACTCTTACTAACTTCTACGACGCTCAAGACGCACCTTTTTGGATAGAGTACGATTTCTATGAGAGTGCCACATCGGTGGCCGTTGATACGTTGGAGGCGAATTTATTGTATGACTTCATCCCGCGAAAAGCAAAGTCATTAACCTTATCTAACTCAAATAGATTAAACTTTGGAAACGTTACAAACGGATACGACTTTGATGTTTCTAATTTAGATATAACCGTATCCTTAAACCCATCCACAACGGAAAACGGAATGGCAGTAAGTGGTTTTAAGTCAGGCAGTTACCATAAGTTTGGTATTGTTTACTCAGACGCTCAGGGGAGGTTGTCTACGATTTACACAAACGAAAATTGTCTTTTCTATATACCATACCCTAACTCTGTTAATACGGACTCTAATTGGCTTAAAATAAATATCGGGCACTCTCCACCTTCTTGGGCTACTCATTATCATGTTGTTTGGTCTGGGAACCAAAGTAAATCTAACTATATTCAGTTTGTGGGGGCTGCGGCAGGCACTCCTGCGGGTAAGACAAACATTAGAACTGTTGCGATGAAAAGTGTTAACGACCTTAATGATGAGGCTGACACTTCTAACGTTAACTACAACTACTCTTTTACTGAGGGTGATATAATCGTACCAATAAAAGAGGCTGGTTCCTCGCCGAGTCCTGATGTATATTATAGGGATATAGGCGGTACAGACGAGGTTGACTACTCTCAAGTATTAGAGTTTGACTCCGCAACCAATACAATTACCTTTGACGTAGATGGGTGGAAAACGTTTGGCGCAAGTGGGGATGTGTATGAGATTTATAGTCCAGCAAATATTTCAGATACATCTCTATGGTACGAGATTGGTGATGCTTATAGGCTTGGGTTTGATGAAAACGGAGCCTTAGCTCATAATGCTTATAACGGAACTTCTAACTCTCAGAACCAAAAGATAGGAGTCCAAGACGCTGTTGTTGTAGCGCAGGCTGGTGATTGCTATATGTTTGGTATCGGTCAATGGATTGACTCCCTTTCCACGCCATATCCTGTATATGGCGGTATTGAGGCTAGATATACAGCGCCCATATACGGGCCTGTCGCATCTTCTATTGGGAGACCTAATGTTGTGAATGATAGTTTTGCGGAAGTAAACTACGAAACAGAGATAGATTACACGGAGCCATTCTTAGATAACACAAACTTCTTTGGCGTATCTAGGGCTTACGATAGCAACTTTGTAGATAACTTAAATCAATCTTACGGAGACATTCAACTGCTACATTCCTATGGTGATTTTATCATCTGCATACAGTCTAATAGGACTTCTAGGTTAATGTCTGATAAATATTATATAAACACAGCTGATTTAAGTGGTAGTATTATAGGTCAAACTAATTCTCCGCTATCAGAGCCACAGTATTTTAACGGAAGATACGGGACTAAAAATCCAGAGAGTTTCGCAGCTTATGGTTCTTCTATGTTTTGGGTGGATACCGGAAGTGGCGCTGTTGTTAAGTGTGACGGAAATGGGCTTATGGATATTGCTGAGATAAAAATGTCTAGTTACTTTGAAAGTAACCTTACATCAAGCACAGCTCAGTCGATAAGAGCGAATTTTTCAGCCGCAAATAAGATAATAGGCGCATATAACGTAAATGATTCTGAATACGTGATTAATCTAATTACGTTTGACGAGGTTTCAGTAATATCGGCAGCAGGGCAGGCTCCGAATTATTTTGAGTTTTATTTTTCAAATCCAGACCAAGAAAAAGGGTATGTTTCCTATATTTCAAATCTTGGATTCACTTACATTAAAGCTCAAGACGGAAGTAATTACAATATTGTAAAAGCAAGCTATTTTCAAAGTGTTGATAATGGATTTGAAGCTTTTCCAGTGCAAACTATAGGTGGCGTTGATTATGAAATTCAAGCGGGAACTCAATATTTAGTTATACCAATACCAACTACGATAGCCTTTAACAATGAGAAGAAAAGATGGAATAGTAAATATTCTTTTATCCCACAACACATGGTTTCTTCTGGAAACTATTTAGCGTCTTTTAAAAACGGGCTTATGTATATTCACTCTCAAGATACATATAGGACGGATAGCGGCTCTAGTTATATTAATAACCCTAACTGGAATAGATTTTATGGAAATGTGTATAATTCGTATGTTGAGTTTTGCGCAAACAAGGAGCCTATTAAGATAAAGGTTCCGTTAAGCATAAACGTTGAGAGTAATCAGTCATGGTCTATGCCGTATTGCATAAATGAGCGCAAGCAAGCGACGGAGCTTGCCGCTGCAGATTTTGAACTTTTTGAGGGTCAATATTGGTCTAATTTTCTTCGTGATAAATACACACCGAATTTAGATTACCCATTGTTAGATGGCGATGAAGTGCGCGGGGCTTATCACATAATAAAGCTAGAAACAGCAATTCAAACAAGCACTCAATCTTTTACTGCGCCGTTACCTATATTGTTTTCAGTAACTGTACTACAACTTTACTCTCCAATAAGCTAGTAATGCTTATTTTTGCATTTAGATTATGATTATTAGTTCTATTGTAAAAAAAGTTCGCGGGATATTCAAGCGCAAAGATATTGCAAAGGAAGCCCTAGAAAGCATTAATGAGAATCGTGGTCTGTTATGGGAGAAGATAGCGATATTTAAAGAACAAGTACTCAGCATAGAGGGGTCGGTAAGGCATCACACAGAAGAGATGGACGACCTTTTTCCCACGAAGCATCACCTGAAGAATGGGATGTACACGCGGGAGGTCTTCATGCCAAAGGGTTCGTTGGTAGTAAGCTTTATACACAAGCAAGACCACCCATCGTTCTTCCTTGAGGGTGAGATGTCTATACTGATGGACACTGGAGAGGTAAAAAGAATTAAAGCGCCGATGCAGTTTCAAACTGAGACAGGCACACAGAGAGTAGCTTATATGCACGAAGACTGTAGATGGACTTGTGTGTATAGGACGGATGCAAAAGAAATTGAGGTAGCGGAAAAAGAAGTTTATACAGAGGACTTCACTGAGCTACCTGAACACGTAATATTGAATAAGAGATGGCTGGAGTAGTAGCAGGATTAGCATTAACTGGCGTAGGGATGGGTATTAAAGCGGGACAAAATTTCTCGCAAGCAAAAAAGCAAAGAAAATCCGCAAGGGGTAAGCAGTTTGCCGAAATGGGGATATATAAGAAGGGGGATGGGACTTACGGTGCTGATAAGAGCCGTATGATTGAATACACAGACCCCGCTACTGGAGAGACTAAACTGGTTCCTCAAGCTTTTGCTGGATTAGTCGCAGCAAGAGAGAACCAACAGAACATGGAACTTGCTCAAGCTGATAGAACCAAGAAACTTGAAGGTCTTGAGAATCAGTATCAAACCTTAGCACAACAAGGATTACCCGATGCTGTAGAGCGGGGGATGGAACAAAACATACAACAAGGTACTAATCAATTGCTTAGAGGGTTGCAAGCATCACGTTCAGGGCTTCGCGGGTTAAGCGGAGTAGCCTCCCAACAGAATCAAGGCTATCAGAACCTTGCAATGATGGACGCACAAGCAAGGCAATCTGCTACTCAGAACTATCTTAACTTCCAAAACCAAGCTTCGGCAGAGCAATACGCAATGCAACAAGACCAACTAGCGTTAAACAACGCATTCGCAGCGCAGCAACTAGGAATTTACAACCAAGGTCAAGACCAAATCAACGCTCTTTACGGAGCAGCTCAACAGAACATGAATGAGGGTTGGAACACCGTGGGGGATGCCTTTGGTG